AATGTGCTCGACCCGCTGAATACCGCCGGCTCATTGGTGCTGGATCAGGACCCTAACAGCCCCGACTTCCAGAAGCCGCGCTCGCTGCGTGTTGGCAACCGCATCTATCATCCGAGCCGCTCGATTGTCGTAATGAATGAGGCGCCGATCTATATCGAGTTTACCAATTCGGCGTTCGGCTTCGTCGGCCGCAGCGTTTATCAGCGTGCGTTGTTCCCGATGAAGACCTTTGTGCAGACGATGATTACCGACCAGTATGTTGCGGTTAAGGTCGGGCTTTTAATTAACAAGGTGAAGGCGCCTGGCCGGATAATCAACAACCGCATCCTGGGCTTCTTCGGTTACAAGCGCCAACAGATCAAGGCGGGCACGACCGGCAACGTTTTGACGATCGGTCATGAGGACGACATCCTCTCGCTTAACTTCCAGAACCTTGAAGGTCCAGCTAAATTCGCGCGTGACAACGCGCTGCTGAATACAGCAATGGCTGCTGGTATGCCCGCTAAGTTGCTCAACCAAGAAGAGATGGTTGGCGGCATGGCCGAGGGCAGTGAGGATGCCAAGCAGATCGCGCGTTATATCGACCGTGTGCGGATCGAGATGGCGCCGGCCTACAGTTTTTTCGACCGCATTGTGCAGCGCCGTGCCTGGTCGCCCGACTTCTACAAGACCATCCAGCGCGATTTCGAGGAGTACCGCAAGGTTCCCTATGAGGCTGCGTTCTACACCTGGGTGAACGGTTTTAACGCGACGTGGCCAAATCTGCTTGCCGAGCCTGACAGCGAGCGTATGAAAAGCGAGGAGATCCGCTTTAAGTCCGTGGTCGCACTGGTCGAGTCGTTGTCGCCGCTGCTTGATCCTGCTAATAAGGCATCGGTCGTGGCCTGGGCGGCAGATGAAATCAACAGCAGGCGCGAGCTTTTCTCTGCGCCGTTGATTATTGATGAGGATGCGTTGGCCAACTACACGCCGCCGCAGTTGATGGCCGAGAAGCCTGAGAAAGAGCAAGAGCCGAAGCCCTTTGGGGCCACGACATAACCAATGCCTCCCCAACCTTTCACATTCGGCCGTTTACTTGTCGAAGCCGTTGCTGAGCTATCGAGCACTGGCTACGTCAGCCCTGAGCGGGTTAACGAGTGGGTTGTCAAGCTGCGTAACGCCGCCGAGCGCGAGTTCGGGCCGATAGAGCGGATCGACGATGACGTGCGCTTGCGGCTGGAGTCGATCTTCAAGAACCTGACCGATGCGGGTAAGATTGCTGACTATGTGCCGGGCGTATCGCGACTCACGATCGGCATGGTCAAGCCGGGATTGCGCGCCGAGCTCGACCGGCGCATCCTGGCCGCTGTCGATTTGATCAAATTGAACCGTAAACAGGCTATCGAGCAGACTCTACATCGTTTCTCGGGCTGGTCGACATCTATTCCGCCTGGTGGTTCCGGCGTCATCGACAAGCGCGCGGTACGGGCTGAGATCGGCAAGAGCATTGCGCAGGTTAAGTATGAAGCGCGGCGGGTTAACATCGACCAGGGAGCCAAGCTGATCTCGAACATCGCCGAGATCGTTGCGCTGGATAACGGCGCCATTGCTGGCATCTGGCATGACCATGGCGAGCATGACAAAAGTTATAACTATCGGCCCGATCATCTAGCGCGGTCGGGCAATCTCTATCTGGTGCGCGACTCCTGGGCGATCACGCAAGGCTTGATTAAGCGGGGCAGCGCGCCCTATACTGATGAGATCACCAAGCCGGGCGAGGAAGTTTACTGCCGTTGCTATTACGTATGGATTACCTCGCCCCGCCGGATACCCGCTGAGTTGCTGACCATACGCGGTAAGGAGTGGGTTGAGCGTGGTCGGCAGGCAGCTGAGCTGAGGGTTGTTGCATGACCAGTTGTTTGGACGATGTGCTTGCCCGGGTCAATCGGATGGAGGATCGCGTGGATGCTCTGTGCGTTCGGAAAGACGCGCCTGATTATACAAAGCTATCAGAAGCCCGTTTACGCGCAACGTACGAGAAGGCTCAGGCAAAGACTTCGGCCATCGTATCTAAGCTGATCAATGCGGGCTATGGTAACGAGCGCGGGTCTGAAACAAGAGCGCGCGCAAGATCTACGAACGATCCTCTAGCGGCATCCTTTGTCAACGAATGGGATATCTTTCAAAATATCGTTGACGAGATGGAGAGTCGGAGGCGCTGGCATGGATCATTAAAACCAATCAAGAGACGTTTTTAGACATGACCATCACCGACTACTACCACGAGATCGAGACGTGTGCAGAGGCGTGTAGATGCAGAGGCGTGTAGAGCGTGGTCGGCAGGTCGCTGAGTTAAGGGTTGTTGCATGACCGATCTTCTAGATGACATGCTTGCGCAAGTCGATCGGATGGCGGACCGGATAGATGCTTTATGTGCTGCTCGGCAGGATGCTGAATTTAACGAGGCAGATCATCCGCGCGGCCAGCCGGGGAACGCGGGGCAGTTTGGGCCGGGTGGCGGTTCGCACGTGAAGCCGGCTGAAGGCGCCGGCGGCGGCGATCTTCCTGAGAACAATAAGGCATCGAAGCCGCCACGTGTTTACTCCCAGGAATACATCGAGAACCAGGCGGTTAAGAAATTCTCTCGGGTCAAGGATCTTGACCAGCAGTTTACTGAGGTAGAATCTCAGAACGAAGCGGCTCGTCGAGACCCTAAGCGTCGCGAGGTTGCTGACTGTGCAGCATTGATTATGAAGATGGGCGTTCGTCCTGGTAGTGAAAAAGATACTGGTGCGAAAGTGAAGGCGTATGGCGCAACGACACTTGAAGGACGCCATGTTGTCGAGACAGCAGAAGGTGTGCGCTTGCGGTTTGTCGGAAAGAAAGGTGTGAATATTAATCTTCTTGTCGATGATAAAGAGATTGCCGCAATGCTGCTGAAGCGTAAGAAATCGGCCGGAAGCGATGGGCCATTGTTCTCAATCAGTGAAAAGGCTTTGCTGTCGCACGTTCATTCTCTCGACCATGGGAATTTTATGACTAAGGATTTTCGCACATTACTTGGAACGAAGACGGCGCTGCGCGAAGTTGAGAAATCGCCAAAGCCTAAAGATGAGAAAGACTACAAGAAGCGTGTGATGGCGGTGGCAAAAACTGTAGCGGCCCGTTTGGGTAATACGGCAACGGTTGCGTTACAGTCTTACATTGCACCCGAGGTGTTCCTGGTGTGGAGGGTGACATGAGCGGTCCGTCGTGGGCGAAGGTGGATGCGGCGTTGGCGGCCCGGGTGAAGGCGAAGGCGAAGGCGGAGCCTGATGCGTCTTACGGCGACTCGGGTATTGTTCCGAAGCTCGACGTTGATGAAACTCCAGATCCAGACGTTGACGAAACGCCGGATGATGATGAAGAATTGGCTGAGACACCCGCTTACGTTGTTGAGATTCTCGGGTTTGACCCGGCAAAGGAGCCGGCATGACCTTCGACGAATACACCCGGCAGATTATAAGCCGTGTAGAAGCATATAGAGCGGGCAAGGACGCGCAGGCTATGGAAGCCCGCTCGGCCCGCGAGGCCGCGCTAGAAGCCGCAGTAAACGCGATGCGCGACCTGGCGCAGGCCGAGGAGGTGGACAATGCCACTTGAGAAGGGTGACAACCCCGAGGTCATTTCGCATAACATCAAGACCGAGAAAGCTGCGGGCAAACCACAGGACCAGGCGGTCGCCATCGCCCTAAATACCGCCAAAGGAGATTGTAGTATGCCCGACCGGCTTGATGCCATCCTGGCAGACTGCGACAAGATGGAGAAGCGCGTGGATGCACTGATGGCATCGCGGAAAGATGCTTTCGAGAAACGGAACGTGAATAAGATCGGGCAAATGTAGAGATCGGGCGGGAGACTCCTCAACGCCGCGCTACGGGCAGGCGGCGTCAATGCCCACCCTCGCTAGACGACGGGTCCCGTGTTCGACATCATACCGGTCGTGGTGCGTAAACCCTGTCTCCCTCAAGTTTCAAAGGAAAGGGTGGGAACTGCCCATATGGAGGCTTAGGTGGATAGTGCAAAACTTGATGCGCTCCTTTCACAAGTTAGTAAGATGGCTGATCGTGTAGATGCCTTGTATGCCTCGCGGCAGGACGCCGAGTTTAATGAAACAGATCACCCCCGCGCTGAAGACGGTAAGTTCGGCTCAGGTGGTGGCAAACAACGCTCGGGTGCGGGTGGGAAAGGCGGTGTGCCTACCACAAGCAAGCTGTTCAGCAGAAGAGGAAATGTCGCTGGGTTCATGAAAAATGGCGAGGAAGTCGTGGGTTCTTATCTACCAAAAACAAAGCAATGGCAGGTTTGGACAGGGTCTGGTGGTGGCCTGGTGAATGCGAAGCTAAAATTGTTTATTTCTCCACAGGACGCAGATGCTTACGCTAAAACCTTGATCGACAAGGCTAAGACTAAAGAAAAAGAATTAGCTTGGTGACGCACCGATTCATGCGATTAACGGCCTCCTGAGACGCGGATTTGATCCAATGAAGGAGATGAAGTGATCCACGCTGCCGGCATCTTGTTTCTGACCGAAGCCGGCGAAGCCCTGTTCGTTAAGCGGTCAGGTGAGGGCGACCATGAAGGCGTGTGGGCGTTGCCTGGCGGTAAGATCGAGCATGGCGAAACCCCTGAGTCGGCTGCCCAGCGCGAATGTGTAGAAGAGCTTGGCGAGTGCCCGGAGGGCGAGCGCGCGGTCCTGATGCGTCGCGTTGCTGATGGCGTCGATTACACTACCTTTCTTCAGAAGCTGTCCGAGTCCTTCACGCCGAAGCTGAACGCCGAGCACACCGGCTTCGTCTGGGCTAATCCGAGCGACCCTCCGGAACCGTTACATCCAGGCGTGCGTGTCGCCCTCAAACGTCTCTCTGCTAACGAGCTCGACATTGCGCGGATGATGGCGGCGGGTGATCTGGTCAGCCCGCAACGTTACGGCAAGTTCTGGTTATTCGATATTCGCCTGACCGGCACCGGCGCTGCTTACCGTAACGCGGTCAAGGACGACAATGGCAAAGTGCTGCGGGAGGCTGAGTACTGCTGGCGTGACCCGGCCATTTATCTTGATCCGGAATTCCTGGCGCGCGCCAACGGCCTGCCAGTTACCTATGACCATCCCGAGAAGAAGCCCGTACTTGATAGTGAAGAGTTCCACAATCGGATTGTCGGCACGATCTTCCTGCCCTACATTAAGGGTAACGAGGTTTGGGCGATTGTCAAGATTTGGGATGACTCATGCCTCGATTGGCTGCATGGTGAAAAGGCCAGCACCTCGCCAGCAGTCGTCTTTAGTAGCGCCTCGAATAACGAGAAAGTCAGGCTCAATGATGGCACAGTTCTATTGGTCGAGGGCGAGCCAGCCCTCCTTGACCACATTGCCTTGTGTGGGGCTGGCGTGTGGGATAAGGGCGGCGACCCGTCCGGAGTTGTCAATCAATTACTACAGGAAGGACCTATCGGCATGACCGAAGAGGAAAGGATCGCCGCGGCCGATAAGGCCCGGAAAGATTCCGACGACAAGCTCGATCGTATCGCTGATGCGTTAAAGCGCATGGACAGCCGTCTTGATAGTTTCGAGGCTGTTGACAAGGCGCGTAAAGACGCCGAGGAGGCGTCGGCGAAGGAACGCGAAGAGGCAGAGAAAGAGAACAAGACCCGTTTCGACGCCGCCCGCAAGGACAAGTTCGGCGCCCGCAGGGACGGTGAGAAGCACGATGCATGGAAGGCTCGCCATGACGCCGACGAAAAGGCAATGACCGCTGCCCTGTGTAGGGACGGTGCCGAGGAGGATGAGGCTGCTGAGCAGGCCAAAGCCGCTCGTGAAGACGCCGAGGAATCCGAGCGCAAGAATGGCGGCGAATCTTTCGAGAAGTGGGCGAAGGAGGAGGCCAAGGAGCCTGATCACGAGGCTCAAGACAAAGCCCGCAGAGATGCGGAGGAATTCAAGGAGAAAGAACGCATGGACGCAGTGCGGCATGACAGCGCCACTAACGACCGCATCGCTGCCCTCGAAGCCAAGATCAAACATTTGACAACCGAGGTGCCGGCGGACGAACGCAATGCCCTGGCGCTGGCACAGAGCCGTGCGGACGCCGTGGCCGCCATGTTCGGCGACCGTGCTTCGGCGCCGATTCCCGGTGAGCGACCCCTCGACTACCGTAAGCGCCTGCTTGGCCGGTTCCAGAAACACAGCGATCGTTTCAAGAGCAGCCGCCTCGACAGCCTTGACGAAGCCTTGCTCGGCCCCATCGAGGACCTCGTTTATGCTGATGCGGTTCAAGCGGCTAAATCGCCGGATGTCGGCAGTGCTCCGGGACTACTCATTCCTATCACGACGCGAGAAGGTGGTCGTGATGTTACGCGGTTCAATGGCGACATCCTGGGGTTCATGGCGCCGTTTATGACCGGCGCGACTGTCGGGCGCATCAACCGCAACCCGAATAGGAACAACTGAGATGGCCAGCACCCTCGCCTTCAATCCTTACGGCACTAGCCAGCCGCAGGATTCATTTCTGCTCCAGACCCAGGGCCTCATTCAGGGTCTGGTCTATGACGACCCGGCTTCGCGCCTGTGGCTGATGGGCGGTCTGCTCGGTACCGCTGATTCGATTCCGATGTGGGGCGGTGTGCCGATCAACGAGCTGATCAATGTGGCCAACGCTAACGCCGATGGCCTCGGCCCGGTGGTCAATCGCTCAACATCGCAGACCACTGTCACCGGCTTTAGTGTCTTTAACCAAGCCATGTCGATGGTCATCCAGTCGGGCAATACCGTTCCCCTGGCGGCGTCGGGCAACTACGTATCTTTTTTCCGCCTGGGAACCAACGTCCGGCTGGCCGTGCAATGCGATCCAGCCATCGTTACTGCACTGAACAGTTCCGACGGTTCGATTACTTCTCAGGCGCTCTATTGGGACGTGACCAACTACCGGATCACGCTGGCTACGACCGGCAGCAACTGGGCGCTACCGACATCGATCCGCTTGCTGTCGGTTAACACAAACAGCAAGATCGTCTCCTGGACCTCGCCGAACGCCTCATGGGCGGCCGGTGACGCCGCGATCATTCTCCTCTGAAGAAGGGAAACCACTATGGGAAATATCTTCCCGACTCAGGCGAAGGTGACGCCAAGCTTCACCGAGCCCGAACTCATTCTTACCTATTCCCAGGCGTCTGGCGCCTTTGCTTCTCTGGCCGGTGGCAAACCGCGAGTCAAAATTGGCAGCGAGGATATGGCGGTCTACGTTAACCGTCTCGACCTGCGCACCGAGGTTGCCGCTGGGCAGTCGCCGTCTAACTTGTTACCCTCCGCGAGCCTGGAGGCCAACTACTACAGTACGCCTACGTATCTAATCCGCACGCGCGCGATTTGGGATCACCATGACATTGCCCGCGCCAGCGAGTGGAACGTGGCGCTCCCGGCGGCGCAAGATTTGGCGATGCGGCAGGGCATCTTCTTGCAGATGCGCACGGGGCTGCTTGTTGGTTTTAACCCGAACAACGGCGAAGGACTTCTCAATACCTCTGGCGCGACGCCTGTGGCTTTGCCGCCCGATAGTTTCGGCAACACGTCGGCAAGCACCTATGACAACGGCCAGATGGCGCTGTTTTTCCTCAACCAAGTCGTCGCCCTCAAGTCGAGGATGTGGCAGAGCGGGGGAAACATCAGGAACAACGTCGTGGTCATTTCGCCGCAGCGCATCTTCTTGCAGTTTGCCAACGGCAACATTGTCCAGGTCACCAGTTACCAGCGTCCCGGTGCTGGCACCTCGACAACCGGCGATGTGATCAAGGCGACTCTTGAGGCGACCGGCGACACCTTTGAGTGGTATTTTGACGACACGCTGATCGGGGCCGCGCCTGGTTTGGTCAACGATGCCGTGCTGCTGACTATGCCTGAGATCGAGCAGCCGACTATTCCCGGTATCAACACCAATAACTTTGCGGGGCTCCAGCCGAACATCAAGGCTGCCAACCTGATGTATGTTGATATGGCGGCGCCAATGAAAATCCCGACGCCGACCGAAGATGGCGCGACTACGGAGTTGCAGGAAATCCGCAGTACGTCCGGCTGGTGCATCCGCCCGCAGGCGCTGTCGATTATCAGCATGCCTTACTGATTCTCCCGTCGGTGTTTTCTCCCCCAACGCCGGCTAACTGAGGGCTGTTGTTGCCTTCTTGGGTATAGCAGCCCTCCTTTCTCGCACTAAGTAATAACCGGAGTTTAGCATGACGATCTTTGTTACCAATCCCACTACGCAGAACTGGCAGTTTCACTACCGGACCCCCGATAACAACCTGCTGGCGATGGTTGAGATTCGCAGTGGGCAGCAGGTTGCCATCGGCAAGGATTGGGACCCCGAACAGACCGAAAAGGTCATTGTGCAGCTTCAGCGCCATGGTGCGCGCGAGGCCGTTGACTTCAATAGTCTGGTCAGGAAGTTTTCTGGTCTGATGTACCGCGTCGGTGAGCGCGTCGAAAAGGACGAAATCCTCGACGCCAACAACGTCGTGAAGGAATCCTTGCAGCAGCGGTCGGTAGATGAAGCGGTCAAGGCGGCGGCGGGCTTCGACCGTGCGGCGCAGTCTGCGACCCCTGGTGTGCGCCGTCGGCCTGCCCGTGTTACAGCGGTCGAAGTCACACAACAGCTTCAACCGCACGAGCGGGCGACTGGTGATGAAGTGCACTTCTCGCTGACGGTTGACCCTAATGTCGGCGCGAGCAATATCCAGCTCCCGGAGTAATTGCGAGGGAAGCGGTGAACCAGAATGACCTGGGCAAATCCCAATGCGCCGAACCTGTCCGACTACACGCTCTTTGTGCAAGACGCGATGGGTATAAGTGTTCTGTATTTGCCTAGTAGCTCGCCGTTCTTTCAGTGGACGCTTGACAAGGCTCTGGCGTTGGTTATCCAAATTCCGTTCGCAGCCGGCGCGGACTACACGCTCGCGGTTTACAATTGTGCTGGCCATCTACTACTGGAGACGGCGCAAGATCAGCCGGGGCGTGACTACTTTAATAAGACCCGCGCTGATTTGGGGCTGAACCATTTCGCGGCGGGCGTCGTGGCATCGACCAGCGATCAGTCAACTTCGACTTCGCTTGCGACACCTGACGCGCTGCACCAGCTTACCATCGGCGACCTCGGTTTCATGCGGACGCTCTACGGCCGCGCTTACCTGTCTTATAACCAGGATTTCGGTGGAATATTCGGACTCTCGTAAGGGGCTCTTGCAACAATTAAGCAAAGGAATTAGGATCGGATCGCGGCTAGGGTAGCTCCCGAAAAGCAGACCATCCATCTGCCTGCCGCACATTCTAATGGATGACGAGAGGGAAACTCGATGGTTGCTAGACGCGCTTATGTAGAGCGGCATGAAGTGATATCAGACCTACTCGCGGCGACCGTGGGCGAAACACCGTGGGACAGTTCCCGGTTGGCCATCGCAGAGGAGTATGCGGTGTCCCATCAGTTTCCATGGATCGTGGGCTTCTCCGGTGGAAAGGACAGCACTCTCGTTGCCCATCTGGTTTTTGAACACCTCTTGTCTCTCCCGCGCAGCGCGCGACGTCGTCCGGTCCACATTGTGTCGAACGATACGCTTGTCGAGAGCCCGCTGGTCGTTGCGCATATCCGGTCGGTCCAGGAAGAAATGCGTAACGCCGCCGCCGCCTTCGACCTCCCGGTCACTGTGGCGATGACGGCGCCCGACCATAACCAGACCTTCTGGGTAAACCTGATCGGGCGCGGCTACCCGTCACCCAACCGTACCTTCCGGTGGTGTACGGATCGGATGAAAATCCAGCCTACGAGCCGGTATGTACGGGAACAGATGGACGCCGCTAATGAAGTAATCCTCCTTCTGGGCGTCCGGCGGGACGAAAGCGCCGCGCGCGCCGGGTCGGTCGCGCGCTACGACAACGGCGAACGGCTCAACCGGCACAACGACCTCCACGGCTGCTGGGTGTTCCGGCCTATCGTGGAACTTTCCACCGATGACGTCTGGGAGTTCCTCGGCAGCGAACGCCCGCCCTGGGGAGGTACGCATGCCCGCCTGGTCAAGCTGTACCGCGACGCGGGAGGCGGCGAATGCCCGGTTGTCACGGCCAAATCCGATGTCCCGTCCTGCGGCACGAGTTCGTCTCGGTTTGGGTGCTGGACCTGCACTGTTGTGGACAAGGACCGCAGCCTCGCGGGCTTCGTGGAAGCTGGCTTTGGCGAGTTCACGCCCTTGCTGGACTTCCGCGACTGGCTGGTGTCTATTAGAAACGATCCGGAGCGACGGCTCGCCCGTCGTAGGAATGGCCGCGTGACTATCGCGTCGAATGGCGTCCACGTGCCAGGCCCCTTCACGCTCGCAACGAGGGCGGAAATATTTGCTAAGCTCCTCGCGCTACAGGAGCAAGTCGGCGGGCAGTTGATTAGGCCCGCGGAGATCGAGCGTATCCACACGCTTTGGGCGGAAGACGCCCTAGTCGGTGTGGCGCGGTCGGTCTCGGGCGAACGGCCATGGGTACAAAGGGGGCTGAATGCTGCGTAACGTTGTAGCCTTGCTCAACAGCGAAGAGGGTAGGTCGCTGGTCAAGAATAAATGCCGTGCCGCAGGCGTGAAAATCGGCGTGCTTGAGAATCTGATTGAAGCCGAACTCGACCAGCAGGGAAAGAAGCGAAAAGCGGGGATTTGGGAAGAATTTGACCGCATCTTCGATGAGGCGACACCCGAGGAGCCTGGACGAAGCGTGTTCCGGAAGACAGTCATGGTAGGGGGTTGTCGTGTTCCTTCATCTTAGCGTTATAGACGTGCCTTACGCTGCGCTCCTTCCGGTAAAGGGCAAAAAGTTGCGTTCATCCGCTGCCGTCATCAAAAAATTTAAGAAGGTGATCACGCCGCCTAGTCCAGCAGCAGGCAAGACCACAGGTGACGTGGCGGAGTTTCTCGAAGCCAAGTATCACGTAATGCAGCACTTTTGGGATAAGTGCGGTTCCGAGGTCTGCGATGCGCTTACGCAGGACATGCTGGATGCGTTCGCCGATCGGGTATCCGGCCGGAACATCGCCGCGCCGGATTTCACGGCAGCAACGAGCAAGATGCACCAGATGTTTAACGAGTTCATCGACCGGCGCGAGATGGACGGGGCGCCAGGCCCGCGCGTACCGACGACGGCCGCGCGTCTGGGCATTAACCACCGCTTAAAGCATCCGTACGCCAAGGCCAATCCGGAGCGTCCGTCGTTCAAGGACACGGGCACGTATATGCAATCGTTCACGGCATGGGTTGAGATATGACAATGAAAACTTACAATTCACCTAAGGCGGTGCTTGCTCTGTGCGAGGCAATGGACCTTGATATTTCGCGGGTTACTTCGATTACCTTGGTCCTGAAAGCCGGCGCAGTTCCAGAGGTAACTGTTGGATATGCTGTAGATACAGCTCAAATTGAAGCAGTGGCCGATGAACTGAAGAGTTATCTGCTGGTGGCGAAAGACCCTGCATGACCTCCGTCGCCGAACTTGTCAACAACGCCTCGGACAGGGACCCGCTGCTTCAGGGCCTGTCGGTGCTGTCGCAGTATCGGGCAATCCCGTTCTCACAATACATCCGTTACGTGCTGCCGCTCGACGGATTTATCTTCTGGCTCCGTACCAAGATTACTGTCATCCAAGGTTCACTGCACGTATCCGCCGACAAGCAGCAGCGCGAGGATGAAACTATCGCGATTAACCGGGTGGTTTTCACAACCGGCGAGCTGGTGCAAGAGTTTAACGAGATTGGCCCGAACACGATCTGGATTGGCGAGTCGAATGGAGTTAAGTTTGCTTTTTCTCAGCAAATGCCTTTCTATCACGCCGCCGGGCTCTATCACTACTCGGGCAACGCCGTATATCCTGCCCTCCTGAGCCAGCTTGTCGATGTCGGCAATCAGCTCGATCCGACGACGCTGGTGGTCTCTAATAGTTTGCCGGCATGGCTGACGTTGCAAAGCTATACACCGATCTGGCTTGTCGTGCCCAATCCTGATATTCCGCTATTTCCCAGCTACGCGGTGCCCGACAACCTGCCTCCGATCTACGGGTCGGTGCATATCGAGCCTGATGCTACGCAGCCAATTGGCGCGTTCCCGGTCATCGGTAATCCCGGCGTCAACGGCTACCACGGCCAGCTCGCCTCGGATCAGGTCCGCGTCACGCTCTACGGCGCAACCAACGATCAGGCGCTCGCCTGGTTTGATCTGGTCAATCAGTTCAGCCGCGATACCGACACAATCGGCATGATGGAGCCTGCCATTATGCGGGACCAAAAGCGGGAGCAGGCGGAACTCGGCATTTTGGCCATGAAGAAGACGATCAACTTCAAGGTCAGCTACCTTCAACAAAGTATGCCCGATGTCGCGCGGGTGCTGATCAAGAAAGCGACTGCGGCGATGCTTCCCCAACCATACCTATTCTGAAAGGATACCCGATGTCTCAGAACATCGCCTTTTCCGCCTTTGGACAATCCCCGACCAAGAAGCAGGTCCTTATCCAGGTCAATGCCCAAGGCAACGTGCTTACGGCATCGTCTGGCGGCGCGGGCAACTCCTGGTTCGTCAATGAAACGACCGGCAGCGACAGTAACCCCGGCACCGCCGCGCTGCCTTTCGCCACGCTGACCAAGGCCCAGTCGTCGGCAGTCGCCAACAACGGCGACGTTGTTTATCTATATGGCACCAACCATCAGACCGTGACGCTGACGTGGGCAAAGAACGGTGTATCGCTCGTTGGCATCCAGAACCCCAGCAACAACGATCGCTCACGCATTTCGACGGCCGATACGCTTACTCAGAGCCAGACGACGGCGTTGACGCCGCTCATTAACGTCACCGCGCAGGGCTGCTCGTTCACCAATATCGGTGCTTTCTCGGGCTTCAGCTTGACGCCACCGACCGCCCCGGTGTGCTGGGCCGAAGCTGGCGGTCGCAACACCTATACCAACTGCGGTTTCTTCGGTGGCGGCGATGCAGCATCGGCCGTGGAAGCTGGTATGCGCTCGCTGACTATTGGCGGTGCCGTTGGTGAGAACAAATTCGTTGGTTGTACGATCGGCCTTGACACGATCACGCGCGCTACCAACGCCAACGCCTCGCTTGAGTTCCTGGCCAACGCGGAAAGTCCGCGCAACGTTTTCTGTCAGTGTATTTTCCAGGCGCTTTCGACGTTCGCCGGCAATGTGCATGTGCTGGTCAGCGCGGCCGGCATCGACCGCTATGCTCTTTTTGCCGACTGCACTTTCATCAACGCCATCCAGACGGGCGGTTCGGCAATGAACGTTGCTTTCACTGTGACCGGCACTACTGGCCTTGTGCTGCTTCAGGAGTGCGCCTCTGTTGGCGCGACGGTCTACGCGACGGGTGGGCCGATCTATGTGCAAGGCAGCGTGCCCACCGGCGTCTCCAGCGGCCTGGCCGTGGCGGCGACTTGAGGTAATGGGGTCGGGTAGATAAGGAGACAAATGACATGCCCGCCATTGTGCGTGTAAACGTAAGTGTGCAGGAGGCACCTAGCCCTGACACTCTCCAGACCACGGGTGCAAGGTTGAGCCAGGGAGGAACTAATACCTCCCCTGGCACCAGGACGTTGCTAACGCAGTTGGCCAGTCTGACGCCGTATCTGGCCGTGCCCAAGGCCGTCACCTCGCTGGCACAGACTTCCGGGGTGGCAACTTGTACAACCACCGCAGCGCATGGATTCCCGATTGGCAGCACGCTCTGGCTGGTCATCGCTGGGGCGACCTACACCGCCTACAACGGCACTTTCCTGTGCCACGTCACCACGACCAGCGCCTTTACTTACGCGGTGCCGAGCGGCACGACCTCGCCCGATATCAGCACCGCGATTACCTATACGACGCGGAGCGCGGTCGAGATGACGCAGATGAATACGACCTTCTTCGCACAGGGTTCCAATACGGCGTGTTATGTGCTGGAACTTGGCCCCGGCAATACCGCTGATGGCTGCGCCTTCCTCAGTAACTGGATCGCGCAGAACCCCCCCGGCATTAATCAGGGCGACAACTTCTGGGGCTTCTACAGTTACCTGGTGCCGAGATATTGGGATGCCGATCCGGCGTATCTCAACCTGCTGGCCAGCTTTGAGAACACCACCGCACTGACCTACTTCTGGACCACAACCACGCTCTCGACCTACACCGCCTATACGGCGCAGATGAAATGCGTAAAGGCGCTGATCGAAGCACCCGCGTATGGGGTGTGGCCGGCAAACGTCTTGACCGCGATCTCCTATGCGGCGGCTTGGGGCGTGAATGTCTTGACCGCGATCTCCTGGGCAGCAACAAACGGCGGTATCGTCACTGCCGCCACTACGTCGGCACATGGCGTCCTCCCCGGCAACACATTCTCGATTTCGGGATGCACGCCGGCTGGCTACAACGGGACTTTCGTTGCCCTACCCGGCACCGGAGTTGAGGCGCTGATCTACGCGCTTGCTACCAATCCTGGAGCCGAGTCGGTTCTCGGCACGTTGGTTGCGAGTACCGGCGGCACTGTCACCGCGACGACCACGACCAATCACGGAGTATTGCCGGGGCAATGGTTCCAGATCGCGGGCTGCCTGCCGGTGGCATACAATGGCTGGTGGCAGGCAGGCACGGCGACCGCGACCAACTCGCTTGTCTTCGCAGTGCCGGCTGCGATCGGAACTGAAACGCTGCTCGGCACGCTGGTAATGAGTCAATATGCCTCGGCGGGCGTCGCAGCGACCGAGTTTAGTCGCGCCGCTGGGTGGTGGGTGACGCTTAACTACGCGCCGTCTTCGAGCAATCGCGTGACGCCATATAATTACTCTTTCATCTACGGCGTGACGCCATTTCCTGTGCAAGGCAACAACTCGCTGCTGACCACACTGCTCAACAATAACATTGAGGTCGTGGGCACAGGCGCCGAGGGCGGGCTAAGTAACACTATCGCCTATGGCGGCAATTTCCTTGACGGCAATGCTGTGAATTGGTGGTGGGGCATTGATTGGCTTAATATCAACGCCAACCTGAACCTGTCGAACTTCGTGATCAACGGCGACAACAATCCGCAGAACCCGCTCTTCTCTGACCAGGATGGCATTAATATTGGTCAGAGTGTCGTGGCTTCGACAATCATTTCCGGCATCACTTTCGGCATCATCTATGGCACGCTTGCGCAAACCGAACTTAGCGGCCCGGCATTCGCAACCAACAGCGGTAACGGTGTCTACAATGGACAGGCAGTCGTTAATGCGGTGCCTGCCGCAATATACTACGCAGCGAGCCCGAGTGATTACAAAATTGGGCTATACGCCGGCTACGCGGTCAGCTTCACGCCGTTGCGAGGGTTTGACAACATTACGATCGACCTTAACGCAACGCAGTATGTGGGATAATTAGACATGGCGATCATCCCCACCCCCCAGGGCACGCTGAACCGGATTCGGGCCAGCGTGATCTTCCCCGACTTCCCGATTCTCTCGGTCACCTCCTCGTTCCTCAGTAAGCGCGGTATCACGGCGACGTTCTCGGGCAAGACCACCGTTTTCCTTGACACTATGACGGGCCGCGTAACGTCGCCGGAGCCGTACCTGTCGGTGATGCTGACAGTTCACCTTATCAAATCTCAGTATCTGGCGAACCTCTACAAGAACCAGTGGGAACTTTTATCCCTGCTTGGTGATTGCGCGGTGCGGCCCGATGCGGCAACGTTGCAGCCTTACTACTTCACCAACTGTGCTATCGAGGGGCCGGGTAACTTGGACTTCAGCGGCGCCGATGCCGACTTCCCGGTCGAGATCGGTGGCACCTACCAAGTCAACAGCGCGTTGTTTAGCTAACCCGGCTGTTTACCCTTAAGAGATGGAAATGAAATAGGAACGTGGTATGAGAATATCGCCTGACATGAACTTTGTTGTGCCGCTCTATCACGGCGACGACATCTACGCCTACGTCCACGCTCGCCCGATTTCCACCGCCGCTTTCGAGATGAATTACCGGCTGCTTATCCGGACATACAATACGATGTTGGGCGAGGGACCGGTTGCGGTGCGAATGGGTCATCTGTTCCTGAAGGACGCCGCCGCCGCGCTCGCACCCGATGGCAATGGCTCGACGATCTCGGCTCCTCTGCTCAACGAGATCGGGCGGATGTCGAGCGTGATCCTGGCTACCAAAACTGGATGGCAGACAATCCCGCTACAGCAGGCGCTCGATAGTAAACTTCTTGACCCGGAGGACGCGGTAGAGGCGGCGAACGCCTCGCTGTTTTTTATTGTCGTCTGGCATGTGAGTCCGAAGCAGACGAGAGACGGACTGCTGAAGACCGCCACCGAACTCTGGGGTGCGGTAAGATCGCCGTTGCAGCCTACGGAGTGGATCGCTTCATTGCCGACATCGACCGCGACCGCCCCTTCTGGCGGGACGGTTGCACAGCCGGGGGCGACTATTCTGGTACAGGGAACGGCGCCCACCTGATTGCCTCGATATTTGACTGGCTTGCAGGGCCAGGCTTCCGAGAGCTTGCCGAAGACTGCGAGTGGGACTGGAACAGTGCGGCCGAATTTAGGCATCGTCATTTAGTTGCCGGGTTGGCAAACGCACTAATACCGAGGTGATGTGTCATTGCTATTCGGCCAATAGTTTCCATTGATATGGACACGGTGGCGTTCGACAAGTTCCGCGAATCCTTCACGGCATTCGAGGAGCAGGTCAAGGCCGTCCGCGCGGGCGCGAAAGAGGTCAGCAGTGGTTTTACGGGCGTATCGGCAGCAGTGGAACGGACGTGGGCCAGTGTTTCTAAGCACATCAAGACGATATCGGGGAACATCGTCAGTGCCACACGCTCGCTGCTGCGCTGGGTTGAGATTGGTGGTATTATCTCTGGATTGTTCGGAATCGGTAGCCTGTGGGGCCTCGACCGGCTCGCGAATGCTGCCGGCAACATGCGTCGTAGCGTGCTCGGTCAAAACATTACGCCAGGGGAGCAACGCGCATTTACAACAACTTACAGCAGATTGTTTTCCGATCCTGGACAGTTCCTGGGCGCGGTCAATGCCGCGATGCACGACAGGACGCAGCGTCTCGGCCTGTACGGCGCTGGACTGAGCGAGAGCGTCATGCGCGGCAAGGACACCGGCCAGGTTGCCGACTTGCTGATAACCGCGATCGGGAAGATCGCCGACGCCACGCCGGATGACATGATGGCGCAGGTTTTGAAGGCCATGCACATCGACCAGTTCGTGACGCTTGAGGATTTCGAGAGGATTAAGGCGACACCTCCCGCCGAGCGTGCTGAGTATCAGAAAGAATATCAGGATCGTCAGGAAAAACTGAAATTGTCTGACGAAGAACTGAAGGCGTGGCAAAAACTACAGAATCAGTTGCACTTCGCCGGTGTGGAGATCGAGCACTCGTTGATTCGCGCCTTAAAGCCGCTCGCGCCACATCTTGAGGCGCTCTCAAAGGCGTTTGTCGGCATGTTTACGACACTCTTGAAGAATCCGGCAGTCGCTCACTGGATTGACGAAGTAGCGGCGGCACTTAACACATTTGCTATCTATGTTGGGAAGCCCGAGTTCGAGCAAGACGTTAATAAGCTTGTTACTCATGTTGGCAGGATAGCCAAGTCGTTGGGTGACATGCTTCCAAGCTTTGAGACATTCTGCTATATCATCAAGACCATCTTTCGTGGTGTTTATAGGGTAACTGCGGCAAGTGATGCGATAGTTGGGGCGTTCGCTGCGCCATTCGTTACTGGTATGCCCCTTTCTCATGATGAGGCGCTGCGATGGAACAAAGATCACCCTGATATGCCCATTACAGTTCCGCCCAATTCAGTTCCGCTCGAGCTGCCGCTTCCGCCATTCTCCTGGTGGGACCCGGGTACATGGCTTTACCATTCGTCCGGCAATCTTGGTACGGGCAATAGCCAGCCTGGTGCGGGCAGTAGCCAGCTTCATCGACCAGTTCATGACGCTGGTCCGGGACGGCCCATGTCTCAGAGTGATTTGATGCAGTACTGGAACAGCACTCATCCTGATCATCCCGATGTTACTTCAGGGTTTCAACTCCAGTCCTACAGCCCGAGCCAGCTTCCTGGTCCGGGACGGCCCATGTCTCAGAGTGATTTGATGCAGTACTGGAACAGCACTCATCCTGATCATCCCGATGTCACTTCAGGGTTTCAACTCCAGTCCTACAGTCCGAATGCGGGCACCGGAAGGACAATCCGGTCCTGGGGCGATCTGCTGTATGCCGTTGAAGGCGCCGAGTCGTCGCACGGGCGGGACCCGACTATGTGGAGGCCTAATAGGGCGGGTGCTCTTGGATGGATGCAGAGCACCCCAGATGCCTGGCAGGATTTTGCAGAAGGTCGCCCCAGGACCGATGCTTTGGATCGCCTACAGTCTTGGCAAGTTGCTAAGAATGAATTGAGCCATTACATGAATGTATATGGGTTTGATTTACAAAAGATGCTTGCCGCATACAATTGGGGGCCTCGTCACGTCAATGAGGCAATGGCGTATGCACGTAAATACGGACGTAGCTGGCTTGATGACCCGCGCATGCCAAAAGAAACGCACGATTATCTAAAGAGGATCTTAGGAGCGGGCGGCGATACGGACGCTTACCAGCAGAGGTCCTCGGGACGCCCGCAGCCTAGTGGCGGACGCCCGCATCCCGAGGACCCCTACCAGCAGAAATTCCGCAACAGCCGCACTCGGATTGAAATTTGCAACAATACCGGCGGTAACGCGACCGTGACTGCCGCTCAGTTGGCAACGTGACATGAGCCCTGGAACAGCCGCTTGGATTTTGAGCTATCAATTAGCCCCGATTGTGTTTTGTGGCGGAATTGCCAATCAAATCCCCGGCGGTGTGATGCCGATTACGCAGATCACCGAATCGAGCAGTTTCCCCTCCGGATTGTTGTCGAGTGGGGGGCCGGTCAGCCTGGATGACTATTTCGCCAACTTTATTCCGCTTCCCGGAGCCACCCTCGGTGAGAACGTGATCGGCGAATACCCCTTCGCCAATCAGGCTGTAGCGGGTAATGCGGTCATTGCCAATCCGCTGGTTGTGTCCTGTCTGATGATGTGCCCGGTGCGCGAAGCAGGGGGGTACGCCACATCGACCGCGATCATGACCGCACTTGCCTCTTCGATGAACCGGCACGACTCGCTCGGTGGCACTTATACCTACGTTACGCCCAAGTTCATTTACACAAACTTGGTGCGTATTCGGATGGTCGATGTGTCGTCGTCGGAGAGCAGGCAGGCGCAGAATGCCTACCAGATTGACTTCCGCAAGCCGTTACTCACGTTACAAGACGCACAGGCAGCGCAAAATACACTGATGTCGAAATTGAGCAATGGGACGCAGATCGTTGGAAAGCCTAGTTACTCGGGCGCACCCGCTTCCGTTGGCCAGCCTCCTAGCTTGACCGGTGGCTCGATTCCATCTGGCAAATCGACGGCGGGCACCAACACAGCACCTGATTCCACTAATACAACACCCGATTCGTTGCCGTGGCCGTACCTTGGGGGCGGATCGGCAGCCAGCTCGCTCGGGTCGGCATGAGCACCGTTACATCATTTTCCCCTACAGCAACAGAGCCGTTCCAGTTTCAGGCGGTGCTAACCGACGCCGTTCTCGGGACGGCGACCTATAACTGCACTGTGTTGTGGAACACGTTCGGTCAGCGTTGGTATCTCCAGGTTGCCGATCAGAGCGGGAACTTGATCGTTAATACACCAATGGTTGTCTCGCCGCCCGGATACGCCATCTCGTTAGTGGCGGGCTACTTCTCGGGATCGACGCTGATATTCGCTGAAGACACACAGACCTTTACGGTGTCACCGTGAGGTATTACAAAATAGATATCACCAAGGCGGACGGCACCCCGTTCTTGTTCAAGTCGCTGGGCATCCCGCTTACGTCACTGTTGCAGACCGGGCCGCAGAACCCGATATCTGGCATCGCTAATCCGGGCGCGCTAAATGTTGAGTTCGAGATACCTTTCGCTAACTTGACTGATCCGAGCAGTAATTCGTCTTGGCTGCGCATCTGGGGGCTTGGACTTCAGGATATCGGTAACGCCGCGGACTTAAACGGCCTAAGTATCTCAATCTCAGCCGGCATGTCGAGAGGGTTGCCGCTCGCCAATCCAGCTCAGGCCGGATTGATCATGCAGGGCACGATCTTTCAAGCGTATGGTAACTGGATAAACACAGACCAAACCATCGACATTAACTTTTTTCCGGCTGCGACCCCGGTGAAGCCGGCTCCATCCTCGCCAACGTCTGCCCCACAGTCTACAGCGTCCGCCCCCAATCAGACATCCGCTCTTAGTGGCGCCCCTAACCAGAATGCCGGTGTTTCATTCTCGTGGAAAGCATCGCAGCCGCTTTCCTCCGCGATTAGCAACGTGCTTTCAATAGCGATGCCAGGTTATACACCAGTTATGGAGATTAGCGAAAAGCTGGTGCAGAACTTCGATGCTCCGGGGGTTTACCAGTCGCTAGGACAGTTTGCCGATCACATCAATAAACTGTCCAGGTCAATCATAGGGGGTTCTTACCGTGGCGTGACGATGGCGGTTAATGGCTCGACCGTTCGTGTTTTTGATGGCTCCGTTCCCACGCCAGCAGGTGGTGTAAAACAAATTGCATTTCAGGATATGATCGGCCAGCCAACCTGGCAGGATGACGCGACGATTTCGCTCAAGCTGGTCTTGCGGGCTGATATAAACATGGGAGACGTGATCTCGATTCCGCCAAACCAGTGGACCATCAGCAGTGGATCGGCGGCATTTGCTCAACAGAAGAATAAATCGCCAGATAATTCGTCCTCATTCAGCGGCAACTACAAAGTGACTAATGGTCAGTATCACGGAAACTTTCGACAGGGTGACGCAGCGAGTTGGAACACAACGCTTCAGCTATTCCCCGAGCTATTGGGCACCAATACAGCACCCTCTCCGTCGCCGATGCCGTACCTTGGGGGTGGATCGGCAGCTAGCTCGCTCGGGTCGGCATGAGCACCGTTACACCGTTTTCCCTTATAGCAACAGAGCCGTTCCAGTTTCAGGCGGTGTTAACTGATGGCTGACAATGCACAAAAAACGCCACTTGGCCTGAGTCTTAACCGTTTCGCACGGGCCAAGGCTGCGGATCAGATTGCACAGACCGGAAAATCGTTGCCGTGTCAGGTGGTTTCGGTTAAAGGCTCGATTGTGCAAGTGGCGTTTCAAGTCACCTCACCACCGGGATGGCCTCCCGTTTCTTTACCAAATGTGACGATTCCAGTGGCGGGGTCGGAATACATTCGCTATCCGATACAAGCTGGGTGTAAAGGCGTCGCCGTAGCGGCTGACGCTTACCTCGGCGGCATGAGCGGTATTGGGGGCGGTGTCGCCACGCTTACCCCTCCAAGCAACCTGACCGCGTTAGTTTTTCAGCCCATCGGCAATAATGGCTGGTTTGCTGTAGATGGGAACATTCTGACTCAGTACGGTCCCGGCGGCGTCACGCTGATGGACCAGGGCCAGACGACGTTTATCAAGTTGGTTCCTGGTAAGATTACGCTTAGCGCGGGGGGCCACGAGTTGGTCATATCTTCTGCGGGGATCGTCATGGATGGTATCGTTTTTGGCACGCACGTTCACGCTCAGGGCGTCGATGGTCATGGCGATGCTGAAGTTCCGACATTCGGGCCGGCGAACCCATGAGAACTTGGGTTCCCAATTTTGTTAGGGAGACAGACCGTGCGCACGTGGGGTAGGATCAATCAAGACTCAAACGGCAAGGGCGGGACCTGGGTCGAGGTCTCGACCGATGCTAACGGTTTCAACGATGGTGTTTACCTGACAACTCTTATCCAGGTGCTTAAGCTCAATTTGGGCGAGTCGCCCTTCTTCGCCAATTACGGTATCCCTGCGGAGCAGTCGGTTATCCAGCAAATCCAGCCTGATTACTACATTAACCGTGCCCAGCAACAGTTCGCGCCCTTCTTCGCTGCGTTGTTGGTTACTAAGCAAGCGCAGATTGCAAACCAACCTACCCCGACTTATGCTATCAACGTCACGACACAGAGCGGATACGCGCTGACAGGGTCAATACCGGTATGAGTGGAAGCATCCCGATTGTTCTTACCGCAGCCGGTCGCACTAATACGCCGCCGGCTACGATCAACGCTGAGATCATTGCCGGCGCCGCAGCCTTGTCGCCGGGGTACACGGTCCTGCCAGCCGGGCTGGTCGAGGATGTCGCATCTACCGATACTGCTGCGGTCGTGCTATGTGATCAGGCAGTTACCGAGACCATCGACAGCCTGACACCCTACGGCGCGAATGCGTGGCTTTTAACTCAGTTGGCCCAGATATACCTCGGCCAGGGCTCTACTATCGCGCCGGCCAACAACACGGCTGTATATGCCGTGTTCACGGGCTCCACGTCTGGCATCATCATTGCGCCAGGCTTCACAATATCAGATGGCACCAGCCAATACGTGACGCCGGATGGCGGGGTTACGCAAACCGGCAACAGTAGCGCGCCAATCTATTTCGTGGCGACGCAGCCTGGTTCATGGGCGGTTCCCGCGAACACCGTAACGCAGCTTATCACGTCGGTTCCGTCTGCTTATACGCTGACCGTCACAAATCCCCTTGCGGGCACGCCGGGCGGTGCGGCGCAGACCGAGGGGCAGTTCCGCGCTCAAGTGTTGCAAGCCGGCCTGGTGGCATCCACGGGGATGCCGGCCTACCTCCGCACGCTGTTACAGGCCGTATCGGGTGTGCAAGTGCAACTTATCTCGATCCGCACACCCGCTGCCGGTAAGTGGGAAATCATTGTTGGCGGCGGCGGCGACCCATACGCGATTGCCGCAGCGATCTTTCAGGCCATCCCGGACACTTCGACGTTGGTTGGCTCGACGCTGGGCGTCTACAGCTTTACTGCGGCCACTAATGGCGTAGTGACGACGACACTAAACCATGGCT